AACACCAACTGTTTCACCAGAAGAATCTAGTGCGGTAATAGATGTTGTTGCTGATCCAACATTTGATCCGAAGACTACAAAGTAATCGCCAGCACTTAAAGAACTTGCAGTAATCGCAGTAGAGACAACTCCGGTTGTGAGACCCGCATTTCTGAGGAAAGAATTATCGGGAATATGAAGATCGAAAATAAACTGTGTGGTTCCAATTCCAACAGACGTTGTTCCAAATCCAACGATTACACCAGAATCTCCACTGTAGGATACAACTTTATTCTCTTCAACACCTCTAGTTGGAGGCGAGAACAGTACGAGGGGAGGATTAGTTTGAGTGTAACCCAGACCAGGATTAGTGATCGCAACTCCGGTGATTGTTCCTGCTGCTCCAATAGTGACCGTTCCAAGTGCTGTTGTAGTGGTTCCAATTCCAATACCAGCAGCAGTGCTTGCAAAACTGACTTGTGCAGTAGAATATCCAACACCACCTGTAGAGATAGCAACTGATGTAATAGTACCAGCAGCAGAGACTAATGCTGTTCCTGCAGCAGATACCTTATCATCTTGAGTGATAAACTTGACTTTATCTTGGAAGATTAAATTAGTTTTATCCTCAACCTCATTAAACACATTAAACAAAGGTCTTAAAGTATCTACGTAGATCGCTGTCGATCCAACTCCAACACTCTTAATGATATGTGCAGTAGGATTAACAACTGGTTCATAGTGTTCTCTATCTTTACCAACTTCCTGCTCATTAATAAACTTGTCTTCAGTTTGTCTACACCAAATCACAGGTCTAAGTAATGCAGTGTTTTGAAAATAATTTCTACGCTATCACCAATTTTAGGTGCTTCTGTAAATTCAATTTGACTTCCACCGTTAAAGATATAACCCCCTCCAGGAACTTGTAAAATGTTATTAACAAAAACAAGAAGAACGTCCTGAACATTAACTTTAGATCCTCTACCTGCAACAATGGAGGTGACCACTCCATTCAATTCGATGGGGAAGTTTGTTCTTGTTCCATTAATAAACTGCTCAATATTGTCCATGACTTGGAGTTGACCAACAGACCATCCAGTAAATTCATCAGTTGCAATTTCATCAATAGTAATCTGGAACTCTTGGAAAGTCTTAGTGATGTCAGTTGGAATACCTACTGTTCCTCCGATAGAGACTGTCAGAGTTTCGTCATTACCATATCCAAATCCGGTATTGCTAATTTCAAAATCAATAACACTAGATCCCTGACCAACAACAATATTGACCTTTGCCCCAGATCCATTACCCGAGGACGATGAACTATAAACTAGTGGAATATTACTGTAACTAATAGGATCATCAAAGAATACAACGGGAGGTTCTGTAGAAGTATACCCAGTTCCAGGATTTGTAATAGCAACACTAACAATATGACCACCGCTAATGGAAGCAGTTCCAATATTCAATCTATTTGAACCGGTAAGAGAAGTGGTTGCAACTCCAACATTTACAGTCTGAGCACCGGGTCTGTATCCAGAACCGCTATTACCAATACTAATGGACTGAATAGTTCCAGCAATTGAAACTGCAGCAGTTCCACCAGCAGCAACCAGAGGTTGATATCCAAATCCCTCAGTTGATCCAACGGAAACGATTACTCCACCCACTGGAATAGTAGAGGTTCTAATATCTGAGGTGTTTGAAACAGCAGAACCAACAAATGAGATAGATGTGATTCCTGCATTTTCTGACATTGTAAATTGATTTGTGCTTCCAGGAGTTTGGAAGATATCCTTAACCAGAATAATACCAGTATCAGTTGCAATACCAGTTATATTTGATCCATTTTGCTTTAAGGTAAACTCTTTTTGAGTTCCGTTAAACTGATTTGAAATATCATCAAAGATATAGTTCTGATGATATGTCTCATTTGAAGAATCCTCTACACCACCTCTAAGGAATATTCTTCCCTGGAAACTTGATGAAGTTGTAATACCAGTCCAGTCTCTTTCATCAGGTGGATTTGTAGTAGATCCGATAGGAGTATTTCCAAAGGGAGCTTCAACAAAGTGGAGCACATTATCAACAATATTATAATTACCAACGACTTTGGTGACCAGAGCACCTGTCGCAGCATATGCAACACCAGTTCCCATCCATCCCCTTCTGACGGTTAAGCGATTTGTACTACCAATACCAACACCATCCACTCTAATGATTTCATCTCCGATCTTTAATAGATTACTTCCCTTGACCGAAGTAATACCTGCAAGTTTCAAGGAATCATCAGTTGTAAACATTTGATCAGCAAGAGTGGTTGTCACCGCAGTTGAAACAATCGGAGATTGAATCATATTGTCAATGGCAATAAGTCCCTTGGCATTTTGATTGATTGCTGTAAATCTATGAGATGTGCCAATACCAACACTCGTAAGATCTACCACCTCAGGAACTGTTTTAAGTGCATTTTGTGCGCTCGTAGCAATCTTAATTTCATCATCATTAACTTTAACAACGAATAAATCACCAGGTAGTAAAGTGGTTGTACCTATACCAACAAATGAAGTTGATGTAATACCAATTGCCTGTGTGCTTCCTGCACCAGCATGATTGTATTGAATTTTTTCGCCCGTGACAAAGAAGTGATTAGGTATTGTAATTGAATTAGTTGTTACATTAACAACATTTGAATCGTTTCCTTCAAAAGATCTATCAAAGATCTTATCGGTCTCATGCGTTAATTCAAATGCTCTCTTAATGTCTCTTTCAGTTCCTTCATAGGTAGCAAATCCAGATTCAATCAGAGCATTAGTAAAGTCAATATTGTCTTTAGAATCATCTTCATGTCTAATTGCATTCATATAGACATTAACAACTGTGTTAATGCTGGCAGCAGGTGTAAACATTAATTCTGTTGTTCCCGCCGCAGAGACTCTTGTTCCAAACGTTCCAAGACCCACTGATGTTCCTACTTCACCAAATTCAGTGTCATATGTTTCCTGAGTGCTTCCACCAGTTACAAAATCATCAACAACGATGATTTCTGACATTTGGTATTGATTGTTTGAAGTGTCTGCGACCTGAGCAACAAAGTATGCAACATCATAAGTATCAGGATAAGTAGCAACTGTATGAATACCTGGTGAACTTGAAGATCCAATACTTGTAGTTCTACCCTCTATTCTAGCGTGCTTCATATCGACGGTGCCAATACCAGTGATGCCTGCAGTGGTCAAACCAACTTGAATAGAATTAATGACACCGGTGGTTCCAATACCAACACCAGATCTTGGGTGGAACCTTATTTCAAGGTTTGATCCAACAAATGCAGCACTATAAGTACCAAGTCCAACATCTGCATCACCTGTAAGTGATGTGTTTAACTGTCCATATTCAAGTATTTCTATATCAGTTCCATTATGCACCACATTTAAATTATTAAACTCAAACTCATCTTCTTTACTAACATCAGGAGTGATTTCAAGCATCACTTTGACAGAGTTGTGGGTGTTTGCAATACTTACAATCGCAGTGGTTGCAATACCAACACCAATAGTTGTGCTATCAGATTCAATTAGAGCAACACTACCAATAGAGGTGCTACCTGTGCTCAACAAATTATCATCAAGGTTATACGATATGGCAGCAATTTGATAATCATTTACCGTGAACTTAGTTGGGAAGAATTGTAATTGACCCTCAGTTCCAGATATATTAAAGTCAAATGAACCTTGATCATAAGTGCTTTCAACTCTACCGTATTGATTGATGTATCCACGGGATCCGTCATGAATGAGATCAACAATCATTAGTTGACGCTGTGCAGTGAAGCGAGTATCTCTCACATAAGTAATATACTTCATCGCTCTTCTAGAGGACAAAGTAAAGGTATTAGCGATGCTAAACTTGGTTGCTCTAGGATTACTATTGAATTGGCCGCTTATATTATCAATAGACAAAACTCTGTTGCCTATGGATTCAAGGAAATCTTGAAGAATTCTATTTGCAAATCTAATTTCAGTTGAAAGAACTCTTGATCCGACATTAAGGAAGTTTTCACTTACAAGGTCAAAGTCATACACACAATTGACATCTGCTACACCAACAAGTTCATTTTTCTGGTCAAAGTATGAGGTATTAGTTGCTAAACCAACATTAGTTGATGCGGTTGATTCTAGTTGATAATCTGCGAATTTTTTATAACCAATCGTATGGTTTGTAGACGAAACAACATCGTCCCAAGTTTCTAAGGGAATTCTAGAATTAATAGAATATGCAAATGTCTGATAGTAATCACTATCTTGAATTCTTTGCATGTTAGAATTAAGGAATCCAGAATCATTCTGGTGTCCCTTTAATACTTCCGATGTTGCGCCCATCTTAAGATAAGATTCGTATGATCTTACTTCAGTTGCGACACCTTCAGTTCTTGATGCGGATCCTCTAATTAACTCGTCAGTGACAAATGTGTCAACAGAAGATATTCTCAAAGTATTTGTTTTATCATCCCAGAACTCAACTTTTCCTGAGGCAGACTTACTTTTTACAATTTCTCCATTAAAGAAATCATTTTGCTTTAATCTAACATCAAAGTTAGGGAAAAATCTCTCAGGAATGATTCTTGCTCCAACAGAATTTGGAGCATCATATGATCCAGGGGTGGTTAATCCTGATGGAATATCTCCACTCATATTATAAGTAACAGATCCAAGTCCACCAACGTTTGCATCAACTGCTGTTAGCTCAAATAGTTTATACTCAAATTCCTCAGAGTTATAACCAAGTCCAGTAGATCCAATACCAACACTAACTCCTTCAATAAGAACCTTATCACCAACAACAAATGGGAATGTAGATCCAGAACTAAATCCAGTATCAATACCAATCGTTACGTCTTTAGTAACGGTGTTAAATCCAACCGTTCTAATACCTACACCGTTGCTATTCGATGTTGGAATAATACTTGGGAGAACATTATTGATACCAAAGGTATTTTTGAAGATGGTTACCTTAGAATCTCCGATAGAGTAACCAATATCAACATCTTTAACCTGCTTCTTAGTCTTACCATCAATAACAACCAGTTTAGGAGCTACGGTATATCCTCTTCCATTTGAAGTAATTCCAATTGACTCGAATGAATTCAGAGACTCAATTGTCACAATCTGAGGGATTGCTGTGCTTGGTTTAAGAGTGGTATCAGATGGAAAATCAAATCCAATGTCATTGATAAGTGTTTTCTTAATCTGACCAATAGACGTACTTGCAACAGAGACAATTGCACCACTTCCGGTGTTTGTTGTTCCTACACCTACAATTGTACTAATACCTGGAAGTGAATAGTAATTAGTGCCACCATTCTGAACGGTAAATGCATTAATTGCGCCAGAGGTATGAGTGCAATCGGTAATATAAGACAATTTAGAGATAGTGCCTGCATAGGAAACTCTTTCAGGTGTTTCCTCGACATAGTAATTAAATGAATTAGTTGCAGCAACTGAGACAGCAAATCTACCATTATACAGACTCTCTTTAACGTTGATTTGATTATAAGAAATAACGTCAGTATCTGTTACAATACCACTCTTAACTAAAGGAACATCACTTTCTTCAACAATATCAAACTTGTAGTAAAGTTGCTCAGGAATATCAGAATTTACAGTTAATGTAACTTTGGCATCAGTATCAACACCAACTTTACCTGATCTTGAAATCTCAAACGTTTTATTGGTTGAGCTTGTATTCCAAATCTTAGTATGCTGATTATCAAGATAGAAATTCAGTTGGAATGCAGGATAACTGATGCCCTGTGCAGTATATGCTAAAGACGAGTCAGATAAATCAAACTCAACTGTTGAATCTTTAATCACATCAATCTGGGGATTGATTAGATTGATAGTTCCCGATGACACACTAGTAATACCGACAATTTGAGGTTTTCCTAAAGTAGAATCGTATCTAGTGTTAGTCAGTTTAAATGAATCATCGTCAACTCTGACGATGTAGTAAATTGCATTATCAGACAATCCTTCTGCTGGATTGGATGCAGTATGCAGGACTTTCTGTCCAGTTACATATCCATGACCAGAAATAGTGATTGCATTAGTTGTAGTATTAACACCAGATGATACAAAAGACTTTGGATTGGCAATCAATCGTCTGTTATAATCGTTATATTTTAAAGTGACTGTCGTTGAAATTGATGGGTTTACATCAACAATAACTTCATGATTTCCTTGAATACCATGAGCTTGTTTTGTCTGAACAGTTACTTCCTTTCTTCTAAGTTCAGCGGTGATGACTGAGAAGTTAGTTTGGAAACTATGATAGACACCAGTTCCAAATCCAGTAAAGAATAAAGTGCTGATGTTTCTTTGAGTGCTTGCAATTCCAACAAATGTTCCGGTAGTTCCTAATCCAACTTTAACTGTAGAAATTCCAATAACATCTCTTGAAATCTTAGCAGCAAATAATGTTTGATTATTAGATAAAGTTGCAGCAACGCCCACAATATTCTGCACATCTATACCACTTCCATTTCCAGGAGAGTATGTTAGTTGATCTCCTGTCTCTAAACCATGATGGGGGATATAGATTCCCTTTGTAGGAATATCAATTCTAGTCAATCCTGCTCCAGGGTTGGAGAATACAATAGTAGAACCGATGCCAACACCAGTAGCAGTTCCTAAACCAACACTTTCAGAAGGATCAAAATAAATTTGTCTATTTCTTCTAGGTGCATATGTTGTCTTGAATCCAGCGTTAATTGTAAGTTTTCTAGGATCCTCAAGTAAAGTTGTGGTAACAGTATGCGATGCACCAACAATACCATTTACGCCACGGAGAACTCTAATTCTAGAGTTGAGAACATCAACATTTAATACTCTTACCTGCTCAGTTCCAATTCCAAGAATATCGTTTTCCCTAATAGCAGGATAATTTAAATCACCAGTTACTTTGAAGTAAGTGACAATTCCTGTGGCAGCTGCGGTTCCAACACCATCAGATGTAGTTCCAATACCAACTAAGGCAAGTCTATTAGAAGAAACTCCAACTTGATAAGAACCATCAATATTTGATGATGTAGTAGATAATCCAGTAACTAAAACTCTGTTAAATTTTTTAAAATTGTGAGGATTATCTGCAAAAAGAATATATTCACCTTTTATAGGGGAAGGTAAGATTTCAACTCCCGTTATTGAACTAGTAGCAACACTAACACTATTAACTTGTTTTCCTTTTAAAGATACTACTTTTGCAATAGCGCCTGAACCCTGAGTGTTCGTATTGTCAAATACAAGTGTATCACCTACCTTGTATCCATCACCGCCTGTTTCAATACCAATTGACTCTACTTTGCCAGGACTTACTGACACAACATCTACGGTTTGTGTAAGTTTGTTTGGAGTGGTAATATATGGATATGATGAGTCTCCGTCAATTAAATTATGCGGTACTGTATTTCTGCAGTAGTCAGAATCATTTAAGTCAAAATTATCCTGGTTTGAATCATATCTAAAGTTAAAGTTATCAGGTTTAGATTGATATGCATCTCCAATCAAGTATGGGAATTTTGGAAGTTTAAAATTCTCAAATATCGCACCCTGTCCTTGAGCAGTAGAGTCATCAATTGTTGCAAAATATGCATAAGTTCCCTTAGGAAATTCTGGAGTTGCACAGAATCTACCATTATTTTTATCCAAGACAGATTCATCAACAACATCTTCAAATGTGTAGTCTTCAACAAAAAATCCACCAGGGAAAACACTAATTGGAGGTCTCTGCTGTTTTGTCAAAGAATCTTCACT